TTTTTAATATAAATTGAATTATTTATAGGCATTATTAATATAATTTAGAAAAATAATTTATAACTTATATTAATAGTATAAATTATGAGTCTTAATAATATTGAAATATTAGGATATAACAGTTTAGCCAATTTGTCACAAATTAACGCAGATGAAGTAAATACAGACATATTGACTAAATCAGACCCCGATATATCAGATGCACAATTTGATACATTATTTGGAATATCAACAGCCCAAACAATACAACAACAAATAGATGGAACAACCGGTGATATATCAACATTACAAGGTGAAGTGAATACATTACAATCTGAAATGAATACGGCACAATCAGATATAAATACATTACAATCTGAAATGAATAATGCACAATCAGACATTAATGATTTACAGACTGACGTAGGGGTTTTATATGGTTTCTCAGCAACAAATACAGCAGCGATTGCGGGCTTGTCAGTTTCACAAGCAGCGCAAGATGTAACATTAACAGCGCATTCAGCATCTATTGCGGGGCTTAATGGTGACGTCAATGATTTAGACGATAGAATAACACCTTTAGAAGTGAAAACAACAGACCAATCATATGGAACATTTACAGGGACTACATTTGATAGACGCGTTAATATAAAAAATACAGCAGGGGGAGGGAATGCCGTGTATTTAGCATCATCTGAAGATTCTGAGTTTATATATGGATTAACAGCACAAGCCCCTATAATATCAACAGCGGGCACATCTCAATTCTCATCATTATTAATTAATACAGTAGCAGAAGTAACAAATGATTTTACAATAACAAATGGTGATTTATTTGTGACTAGAGATGTATTAACAAATGATAAAAAAATAGTATTATATGATAACACAACGGGGAATGATTATGATTATCTTGGTTTCTGGACTGATTCAGGAACAGCATCTAAAAAGTTTTTAAATTCAGAAATAGATGGTGTTACTGGTTCGGCTTTTCAATGGTATTATGGAAACGGAACAGGAAACGGGCGAACACTTGCTAAATCATTATCATCAGCCAATGAAATCAGTTATACACCATTAACAACCTTTTTAAAATCAAATGGTTTTTCACAACAAATTCAACTAGTAAAAGATTCAGCGAATAATATAGTTAGAATTGATATGTTAGGAGATATAGCGGGTTTAAATTCTTTTGATGGTCAAATCATCCAACAAGAGGGAAACGCTATAGATGATAATAGAGGAACGATGACAATACAAAGTGGTAATATAACATTAAACGCTTTAACACCAACAACAGGAATAGTCACAGTAAATTCAAAAATTATTGATATAAATGCAACAGGCGCCGTCACATTAGATTCAGCATCAACAATTGGTATTACAGGAGCAACAAATACTATTTTAGGTATTACTAATATTAATAGAACAGGAACAGCAACAACAAGTATAGGCAATACTGGAGCGGTTGCATTAAACGGGAGCACATATACAAGTAGCACAACAGGGAATACATCAATTACATCAACAGGTGGCGATGTTACAATAGCAGGAACAGATATAAGATTAAATAGCACAGGGACAAGCGCTGGTGAATTAGTTGTTAGAGCGAATACAAATGTAGATATTAAAGCAAATACAGGAAATGTTGAATTAAATGCTAATACGACAATGTTATTAATATCAGGCGGGAATATGACCGCAACTACTTCAGATATTGGAGCAGATATGAGTTTTACAGCACAGAATTCTTTATTATTTAAAGCAATTGATGGATACTGGACGGCACAAAGTAGTTCAAATTATTATTATCAGTCATCATCTGACAATTATATTGTCACATATGGCAACCAAACAGGGAGTCAATTCTTAAATGTTGAGATTTCAACAGGAGCACCACCAACAGCAAATATAACAAGCACAACACATAAGGTAATAGTTCAGAGTCAAGTAGAAACAGTATTAGGCACTGATGCATCAACAACAACAATAAATGGGTCGTCTATTGTTCTATCAGGTGATACAGTTCAAGATGTTGGTTTTACTAATAATATGATGCCGACCGCTACTATCATACAAAACGTTTCTAGTGTTGTTCCGTCTGGATTCTTATATTGCGATGGTGGGGCAATTTCACGAACAACATATGCACGATTATTTGCATCTATTGGGACAACATTTGGAGTTGGTGATGGTTCTACAACATTTAATAAGCCAAACTTTAAAGGGGCATATCTTCGCGGGGCTCAAAATCAGGTAGTAGGAGGTGTAACCTATACAGGCGCAGCAGTTGGAACAGCACAACAAGACAGCGTTTTATCATCAGGGGCGAAAGGCTACTGGAACATCGATAGTGGAGGTGGTGGAGTGAGTCGAAGTGTTCGTGCTAGAGTTCAAGTAGCAGGCGACCCCGTTGATACAGGAACTAATAATTCAGTGCTTTTTACTCGTGAAAATACAACAGAAAATAGAGTCTTTAACTATTCAGTTTATTATTATATTCGTTTTTAAAAAATAATATCTAATTATATAATAATGGATATTGAAACGATTAATTATACGGCTATTAATCAAAGTTTAAGTAATCTATGTTTAGAATATTATAATGAGACAAATGAAGAAAAGAAGAAGATACTATTTGAAAAAATACAATTAATATATTTAAAGAAAATGAAGGATAAATAATATCTAATTATAATTAATGAAATCTAGAGATATTAAAAATATATTAGATGCAAGTTATCAAAAGAATCCACCCTCTAAAATCAATGGTTATAAATTAGATAAGGATTTAACAACATCAACGGCTAAAGTTTATTATCATCCAATTAAAAATGAGGCAGTGGTAGCACATCGTGGAACTCAGGGACTTTTAGATTGGAAGAATAACATAGCATATTTAACAGGTAATTATAAAAGAACAGATAGATATAGACAGGGTGTTGCAGTTCAAAATAAAGCAGAGGATAAATACGGAAAAAAGAATATATCAACATTAGGACATAGTCAGGGTTCCATCATAGCCCGAGAAGTTGGTGGAGATACTAAACAAATTATAAATGTAAACCCAGCATATAAATTTGAAACACCTAAAAAGAATGAATATAATATTAGAAGTAGTTCAGATATAGTAAGTGGATTATATGCACCAGTATCAGCAATTAGAGGAAATAAAAAAGACATTACTATTCCATCACAAAAGCCTACTGATATTATAGGAGAACATTCATATAATATATTAGATAGATTAGAAAATAAAAGAATAGGGATACGTTAATGATTATAACTATATAGTTAATATAATATTAAAATAATAATATCTACTTTAATATTATATAATGTCGTCATTTAGTTTTATTATGCCAAAGAACCAACTATGGAAAGACGCAAAGGTTCAGAAGGCACATGACCAGATAGTAGAGCACATCTCAAATCTACCATCTAATATAAGAAGCACCGAACATAAATTTTCAATGGAGTTATTGAAAATGATAGCATGTATGGTTGAACATAAAATAAGTAATGAAGGGAAAAAGGACAAGTTAAAGATTGATAAAAAATCATTATGTATTCAAATATATAATTCATTATATGGAACTCTCAAACCTGATGAAATACAAGTCATTTCAAAGAACATAGAATATTTACACGATAACAACCAAATTATTAAATATCCTTTATGGGCTGTAGCGAAAGCAACTATAATATCATGGTTAAAAAAAAAATTAATGTAATTAAGGAATGGGTTGAGAGTTATTTATCAAGCGGATTTATAGATGGAGTTATAAATGAGTTTAATATACCGACACAAATAGGAATGGTGATGAAATTTGCATCAAGTCTTGATAGATTCTCATTCTTACAAATGGCATTGGCAAAGTGGGGGGTGTATAAATACATGGCTTATCTTATTTATCTTATATTTTTAGCATAATTAATAATATTATAATAAAAATATAACTAAAATTAGTTATTAACTGCTATCAACTGCTTAATTAAGGGGTTGATAGGGGTTGATAACTAATTAAAACGTTTTAATTAATCAGTTGAGCGTATCAACTGCTTAATTAAGCAGTTAATAGCAGTTGATAATTAATATCTAGTTAATATTATATGAATTGTTGGGCTAGATTGTGTGATTATATCAATATGTTATTCATTCCTGATATTCCAAGTAGTGAGCAGTCTATAATGAGAGACTTACAAAGCGTGGGGTTTATCCCTGAAGACGAAAAAAAGGTTTAGTTAATTTATATCAACATAAATTAATATCTAAGTTATATTATATAATGGATTTCACTGACGAACTAAAAAAGAAAAGAGAACATTTAAGCGCCGGTTCTCTTAAAACTTATAACTCACTTTTAAAAACTGTTTATCGCGCTTGTTTTGGTAATACTAAAACACCAGAGATTAAGAACTTTAAAAAGGTAGATGATATTATTAAATTCTTAGAACCTAAAACAATGTCATCACGTAAAACTTATTTAGCCTCTCTCGTTGTAATGTGTCCCGATGTAGAAGAATATAAAAAGATGATGAATAAAGATATGATAGATTATAAACACGAACAAGATAAACAAGAGATGAATGATAAACAAATTGAAAGTAATATTTCAAGTGAAGAGATTAGAGCGATTTATGAAGACTTAAAAAAGACCGCCGATTTTTTAATGAAGAAAAAAACATTATCTATATCTAATTTACAATCTATTCAAGATTTTATTATCGTTGCTTTACTTGGTGGTATCTTTATAGTGCCACGCCGAAGTTTAGATTATTGTGAATTAATGTTTAGAAACTATAAGCCAGATGATGATAATTACATCTTAAAAAATAAATTAATATTTCATAAATTTAAAACTGCTAAGTTCCACGAAGACGGTCAAACATTAGATATACCTAAACCATTACAACTTATATTAAAGAAATGGATTGATGTAATACCATCTAACGTTGATAATGTGCTTTTTAATTCTAACTTACAACCTCTTTCTAACGTTACGCTAAATCAAAGATTGAATAGAATATTTAAGGGGGCTATATCCGTCAATCAAATGAGACATACATATTTAACTGAGAAGTATGGGGCTATGATGAAACAAGAGAAAAAAATGGAGACTGATATGAATAATATGGGCAGTTCTACCAAACAAGCGAAAATTTATGTTAAGTTTGATGAACCTTAATTAAAGTTCAGAACGCAGAAATATTTAAAAAATAAAAAACCTTTAAAAATTTTTATTTTCTAAATAATATTATATAATGTTTCAATACAGTATTTATAAAATTACTTGTAATAATCCCCTAGTTACTGATATTTATGTCGGTAGCACTACCAATTTTAAAACTAGACAATCATCACATAAATCTAAATCAGTTAAACCTACTTATATTAATAAAGTTAAATTATATGAATGTATTAGTAATAATGGCGGGTGGTCTAATTGGACTATGTCGCTTATTGAATTATTTGATTGTGAATGTAAAAAAGATGCACAAAAACGAGAACGTTTTTATTGTGATGAATTAAAAAGTAGTTTAAATATGAGAATACCATCAAGAACTCAAGAACAATATTATCAAGACCATAAAGAAAGAATAATAAAACGAGTTACTAATAATACTAATAAATATAAAGATAAATATAGAGAATATGCTAAACAGTATAGAGAGTTACATAAGGATAAAATAACTTGTTCATGCGGTGGATGTTATACCATGATAAATAAATCTACACATTACAGAAGTTATAAACATATTAATTTTATTAATTCTTTAGATTTAGCAGTTCATAAAGCGGTTACTCAAGTAGTTTAATTAGTTCTTTTTGTTTATTAGTGTCTAAATTTTGTAATAGTTGCATATTTAATAATACTTTATTAGTATTCATTCTCCCCTTATATTTTAAATCATTTAAACTCTTTTTTATTTTATCAATTGATGATGTATAAATTAGTTTTTGTAATTTGGCACTTATAGTGTCTTCACTTTCTTCTGGTTCTACTTCCATCATTTGTTCTACTTTTGCTTTCTCTTTATATTTTCTGGCTGCTTGTGTGCCCTGTGTATAATCTAACCAGTCACCATAAGCCGATGTATAACCTTTTAATTTTTTTAATTCAGGGAAAACACCAGTTATTTTTCCTTTGAAAATATTAAATATTTTCCATACTCTATATGAATTAAATTGTGATTTAGAAGCCCCCCATTTTAAATCTATTTTCTTTTTGAATTCATCGGCAATTTGTAACCCGAATAATAATAAAGTTAAATTATCAATATCTTTATTATCTTTTTTTAATGCTGGAAAAACAACAAGTTTGACAAAGTCAGATAACTCAGTTTGTCCATCTTTTTTCTTTTCCATCCAAGTTTGAATATATTCTTGAGCCTTTTGACTAAAATCTACTTTTTTAAATGAATCTTTAACTTTATCAGTTTTAAAATAATTATCAATTAAATCATACATTACATTTATAATCTTCATTTCTTCGGGTTGTATTCCTGACTCTTTATTAACTCGTTCAATATCCAACCAATCACTTAAAAATTTACTTTCTTCTTCTGGTTCTGGTTCTGGTTCTGGTTCTGGTTCTGGTTCTGGTTCTGGTTTTGCTTTCTCTCTATTTTTTTCTGCTTTTAATCTCATTCTTTCATCTCGTGCTTCTTCTGGACTTATAACTTTCTTTACTTTCTTTTCTTTCTTTACTTTAGGTTCTGGTAATTCTGGCATTTCTATTTTTTTACTAATTTTAGTATTCATCATTTCACCTAATAAATCTTCTACTTCTTTTTTATTATTTGATTTTTTTGTTCTTGGTTTAGGTTGGGCTTTAGGTTTGGGTATCACTTCACGAGGGGCGGATTCTATAACCTCTATTTTATTGCCTTCTGATGGTTGAACATTTAATGATTTAATACCAAAACGTGATGCAATGGCGCCGGACTTTGTGATGGGGTTTGTTAGGTTATCGTATCCTTGTTTATTTACAAAAATCATTTTATTTGGGACTTTAATTGTAGTTTTTCCAAATTCTAGAAAACTTGACATTATGTTATATAATTATATTTAGATTTTAATTTTTATTAGTTTGTATTTATAATATAATTTATAGTTTATATTATATGAACAAAGATATTTTTATTGATAAAAGAAAATTAGTAGTAAATAAACATAATGAATGTAAAAGACTATTATATGCTGTTTCTGAAATGGCAACTGTAGAGGATGTTGTAATGCTCAAATTAATTATTAATGAATTATCAAGACAAAGAAAGATATTAAACTTTATGATATGTAATTATGATTTTATTAATAGTTTAGTTAATCCCATAGTCTAAGGGTGATATAGGTTTTTTTTTGATATCGTTTTTAATCTCTTTTATTAATTCATCATTTTTTTCTTCTTCTTCTCCATCTTCAAAATTTACATCATCTTGGATTGGTTCGATTTGTTTAGTTGTTATTAGATGATTTTTAAGTTCGTTAATTTTAATATTATAATAAATACCTTTTTTAGTTCTGGTCTTAATTATATAAGTTTCATATTGTTTCAATTCAATTCCAAATTTAGTATTATTGTATTCGTAATTAAAATTATTTGATTTTAAAAATGTTGTAAATTTACTATAGAATTCTGAACCACCAATTAAAAATGATTCATTAAATTTAAATATTAAATCTTCATAAAATGATATAATAGGGCTTTTAGTTGCTTCTTTAATATTATTATAAGCATTAGTTTTAGGTCTATTGTTAGTGAAGTCATAACCATCAATAGGGGTTGTCATTAATAAATCATAAAATATTTTATCATATTCTTTACTTTCTATTTCTTTATTTAATGCTGTAAAGTATTCATGATTATTTGCTATTTTTCCGTTACATTCAAAAATAACAAATCTTCTATCATTTTCTGATACTTTAACGGGGTTTTTATTATTAGATAAGAAGATGTATGATATGCAATTAGTATTAGTGAATAATTCATAACCTTTCTTTTCTATTGTGTTTAGTTCATTAGTAATTGATGCTTTAATTTTATCTGATAATTGAAAGGTATCTTTCCCTGATGTTTCATTAATTACTATTAATACTTTATCTTGAATTAAACCATTAAATCTTCCAAAAATTGAATCAATTGATTCTGTATTAACATAATATTTCTTACCTAATATTGAGTTGCCGAACCAATTTAAAAAGGTATCTTTTCCGCATCCTTCATTAGATTGTAAAACTATTGATGTTCTTGTGATTTGTGTAGGCTTTTGAACTTTTTGGGCTAGGAACTTAATAAAATAATCATAACATAATTCATCATTACCACATAAATTTTTAATATGTTTATACATTAATGAATTACTAAAGAATAGATTTTTATTATTTGTTAGTTTATCGGCTTCAAATTGTGTGAATGTATTATAGATATTTTGAGGGGCTTCTAATTTAGGTAAGAAATCAATTCTATCATATGTTTTAATTTTTTCATCTTTTAACCATTCGGGAACAAATTGTTTTTTTATTATTTTTTTATTTCCTTCATCATCTGTTTGTAGTTTTTCATAGTGTAAATTTTCATAGACACTTAAAAAATCGGTTTTCTTTCTTATTATTAATTCTTTATTGGTATCAATAGTAACATATGATATAGGATTTAATAACTTGAAATTAGTTTTTTCAAATTTAAATTTAACTGATTCATAATCATTTTCATTATCATCATCTTCTAATTGGTGGTCATCAAGAATACTTAAATAATCTTGGTTCATTTCCTTCATGATAAACTCAAGATTAAAACCGAATTTTTCATTTATTATTATTTTTAATTCTTCTAATAATTGAGGTTTATATAAACTTTTAGGAATCATTAAACCATCAGCACATAAAACGCATTCATTACTATTAATGTAATTCATTTTATTACAATATTCATAAATGGTTTCTAAAATTTGGTTTTCGTATTCTTGTAAGTAATAAGATAATGATGAACCGATTTTATATTGTTTATTGTTTTTTTCTTTATTCTTTTTTACTGCTTTATCGATATCTGGATTATGTAAAATAATTCTATGGCATATATGATTTAATTCTGTTTGTAATTTGACCACAAAGTCATCATGAGTTTTATTTTCTATTTTATTATCACTTAACCAATTTTCAATAAGTCCTAAATATAAAGAACGAATAAATAAGTTTTTGGCGGTGTCTTTATTAACATTATATTTTTTCATTATTCTTTCTAAATGTTGAGGGCGGTTAAATACGTAATCTTCTAAGTGTTCGCATGGGATGTTGTTTGCTTTACAAATTTGATATAATAATACGGGGTGACAATTTACTACATCAATATCTACAAAATGATTTTTGGCTAGTGTGTGTCTTAGTTCGCGTCTAATTGAAAATAAACCGCAACCATTAAGAGGCATTACACGCCCCCATTTAATACCTTTACTTTTATTATATTCTACTTTGGCTTTACCATTTTTGATTAATTTTTTATATTTTAATAATTGTTGTTTTTCGTTGGTGTTGTAGATTTTGCACATTGGGTTGTTGAATGTAGTTTTTAATAAATCAGAATGAATGAGTTTGTCAAGTATTTGAATATCAACTGGTTCATTGAGTGTTAAGCCGTTAAGTTTAGAGTCTTTAAAAGTTAATTTTAAATTAATTTGTTCCATATAAATTAATATAGATAATATTTTTTTAAATATATTTTTTTTAAATATATTATTATTTTTATATATTTAAAAAAACTATAGTATTTTATTTTCATTTTCTTGTAATTTTAATAATTTTTTTTGTCTGTATCTTTCTTTGGCGCGTTCTATGGTATTTCGTCTATATTCTTCATTGGTTTCATATTTGTTCTTCATATGTTGTGCCATTTTCTCACGGTCTCTTTCTTTGGTTTTTTCATAATATTTATGAAATGCTTTTTTTTGTGCTTCAGTAACTGTCATATAATAATAACTAGATAATATTTTTTTAAATATAATTTTTTAAATATAATTCTTGTAAATATTTCCACTATATAATCGGGGGTTAGTATGCCCGTGGATTATCGGGGGGGTGGTGACGGGTGGTAGGTGAAGGGGGTCATTTAAGTTCTTATAAATTACATATCTATTATTTGAATATTCATTTGATTCTATAGAGGTCTTATTTCTCTACTGAGTTACTATAAACCTTTCATTACTATGCATACTATACACCTTCTATTTATTTATTAATAATAAAATAATAATAATATAAATATAAGTAATACCATCATAAAAAAAAAGAACAATAATAATAATAAACCCCGTCGGTGTAATCCCCCCGTGTAAGGTATAATAGGATTACACCACGGGAACACCAACCCCAAATATTTATAAATAATATCTAATTATTATTATATGGATATAGTAAAAAGTAAAAACAAAAATAAAAGATTTACTGCAGTATTCACCGATGGAACACTAACTAACTTCGGCTTGAAAGGCGCATCAACGTATATAGATGGTATAAGGACTAAACAAGAACGAGACAATTATTTAAAACGTCATAAAGTTAATGAAAACTGGAATAATGCAAAAACTGCGGGCGCTCTTTCTGCTGGCCTCCTATGGGGACGGTCAAAAGATTTAAATAAGAATATCAACGAGTATAAACATAAATTTAAACTTAATTAAATAAAAATTAACGAACATATAAATTATATTTGTTAAATGTTATTTTTAATCCATAAAATAATACTGACCCATTACCGATTGAACGGGATTACTAATAATTCTAGACTTAGCGCTCTGTTGTGTTTTAGTATTTCTTGACACTGGTGCAGGCTTAGGTGGTGGTGGTGCCTCCTCCTCTTCCTCTTCATCACTTGATTCTTGTATTATTACTTTTCTAATAACCTTTTTTACTGGTTTCTTTTTTGGTTTCTTCATTATAATAATCTCTTCTTCTATAACTTCTTCTTCGCTTTCATCAACACTATCAGAATCTGATTCATATATAGGTTCCTTCTTCTTCCCTTTACTACTAGCATATTTATTTTCTATAATTGGTTCTTCTTTAATCTTGGGTTTTCCTCTACCACTTTCTACTTTTGGTTTCCCGTTCAATTCATTTTTAATTTCTTTTAATGTATCCCGTTTTTTCTTTGTTTCTTCTTCTTTCATTTTTTTCTCATCTAAATACGCTTGTCTGGCTTGTCTTGCTTTTTCAAATGCTTCAGTCTGTTTCTCGCTTCTCTTAGTTTTGGGCTTGGTGAGTGTGTCATCATTATCAGAATCCATGTATTATATAATATATAACTAGATTATTTTTTAAAATCTTAATTAAATAATTATAAAAATAATAAATAAAATCTCGTTTAAGTTATTATAACTAATGCCAATAGTCGCTATTAAAGAACTAGAGAACAAAAACATTAAAACATCAAAGCCAATAAAAGAAGTTATGGACATTTACATCCCCGATATACCCGATGGAATAAGCCGACGTAATGGGATGATATATTTATTGGTAGGATCCGGTGGTTCAGGTAAAACATCATTATTATTAAATCAGTTCAAGAAAGGAGGCGCTTATCGAGGCGCTTATCATAAAAAGTTCCATAATTTATATTATTTCTGCCCCTCCTCATCCTTTTCATCAGTAGAGAAACATCCATTTGAAAAACATGATAAAGTTTATCACGCCTTAGATATGGAAGTTTTAAGTGACCTAAAAAAAGAATTATCAAATATAAAAAAGGAATCAATTGAAAACGACCAACAACAATATAATTGTGTTATTATTGATGATTTCGCAAATGATTTAAAAGACAAAGGAATTCAACAACAACTAAATTCAATGTTAATAAAAGCCCGCCATCTTAATACCTCATTCATTTTCACCCTTCAGAGTTATATCTTCATGCCCCGCACATTAAGAAAACAAATAACATTTTTAACTTGTTTTAGACCAAGAAACAGCGAAGAATGGGATTTAATAAGAAAGGAGATATTACAGATGAAAGACCAAGACGCTAAGATTATATTTGATTATTGTTTTGATAAACCATATCAACATTTAGACGTAGACGCATTTGAAAATAAATATTACAAGAATTTCAATTTATTAGAAATTGATAATAAAAACGATATAAAATAAAATCTAAATTAATATAATAACATTTCATGAGTTCAAACTCCGCCACAGATTCAATACAATTATATCTAAATTCAGGCTATGCAGATACCAAGGTTAACAATGATACATCTATTTGTATTTATAGTTTCCCACAAATTACAATTCCTGATGGTCATTACATCTATCTATCACTACAAAATGCAGTAATTCCATACTCATTTTATAGTATCAATGATAATAATAACGTATTACGAATATTAAGAAATTCAATAACAACAACAATTACAATAGAAACAGGTAATTATAATATTAATCAAATGATAACAGCACTAAAAGCACAATTAGGGGGAACTTATACTATTACATATAATGTTCTCAAAAATAAAATAACTATAGTAAATAGCACAAATGAATTCACAATATTATCAACAGGCACACTAAACCACGCCCTCGGTTTCTCTACATCTATTGACACAGTATCAGTATCACGAACAGTTACATCAGAATCATGTATTAATTTAAATTCAATTAGAGCGATTAATATTGAAATAGATATGCCTACATATAATATTAACGTCGCCCAGAAATTAAACCAGAATATTTTAGCCACAATCCCCGTCGTCACCCAACCATTCGGCATGATTAACTATACAAATAATAATAACTTTAGGATTAATATGTTTATGGATAAAATGGAAAGTATAAAAATAAAATTATTAGATAATATGAATAACTTATTAAATATGAATAATGTGAATTATCAGATGACCCTACAAATTGATATAGTGCAATTTACATAAATAATAAATAATAATATAAAAAATTTAAATCTATCTATAGTTATATAATATGTTAGGTTCAAAACAACCATTAGGACAATACATGATGGGATTAAAAAAACCATTAAGTTACATGTTAGGAGGTAAATCTCCTATGTCTCATTTACCAAAAAAACACGAAGCAATTAATAAATTAAATGAAAATAAAAAATCAAGCGGGTTAGAAAGAGCAATGAGAAAAGAAGGTAGAAGTTTAGGTCAATACGCTTAAATAAAACCTATAAAAAATTTAAAATTATATAAATAATATAGTTTTATTTTTTTTCTATTTATAATTATATAATAGAAATGATTCCCGCTAATCTTAAGTATCAAACAAAAACTGAATCTGCCCCTGCTAGACGCTAAACCCCCCTTCTATGGCGTCAAATGTGGATGAACAACCATCTGCAAGTCTTGATTAATCAAGGCAACACTTCCAAATTGCGGGAAACCCCTCAAGATATAAAATACTAAATTATATAAGAAATTATATGATGGCTTATGATAACAACATAAGGTATAGTAATAAGTTTTATATTATAGGGCAATCCGCATCCAGTCTTCTAAATCCGATATGATAGGACATGAAGGCGGTTCAACGACTAAATGCTAGTGGGCGTTATATGATGGCTTAATCAACCTGATAACGCATAAGATATAGTCTAATCCCACCCGAGAGGGTGAAACACCCATTTAAAAAGTGTTTAATGGCAGTAAGAGCAAATGCTTACTGTGTATTCATTGGTATTATTTGATAGAACAAATATTCAACCCCAAAATGGAAGTGGAACCGTCACATCAGGTTACACTGGTAACAATTCCATTATACTTAACATCCCCACAAGAAACAACACCGCGCTTATAACTTCTGAATCCTGTCTTAAATTCTCAGTCCGTAATACTGTAGGTGGAACTGCTGCCACCGTTTTTAATCTTGAATCTTGTGGTGCTCATAGTTACATCCAAAGAATCAGAGTTTTCCACGGTTCCAATTTATTATCCGATATTGACCAATATAATGGTCTCGCTAAAATATTATATGACTTTCAAATGCCTTTAGACGCTGTTCAAGGTAGATATTCCGCCACTTCTGGAACCACTAATGAATATGGCATTGCCCCCCCTGCATTTGCTGACTTCGCCGTTGCTGCTGCTTGCGGTATGACTGCTAAACCAACTAATAGAGGTAAATGTTATATAACCATGGGTGCAACTACCGCAGCCTCAGTTCTTGCTTCTGGTGCAACCGTTGATGATAATTTCAGTATCAATTTAATATCTTTAGTTGGTTCATTAAGTTCTGGGAAGTATCTCCCCCTCTGGGAGATGACATCAGCCCCGCTCCGTGTAGAAATCCAACTAGTCCCATCAATCATTAATGCTTTAGCCATTGCCCCCGCTGGTGCTGCTACTGGAACTGCTGGTTTCGTTATTCATAACGTTGAATATGTTGCTGAATTCTTAGAACTCCCCGATTCTGCTATCAGTGCTATTAAAGCCGGCTCTTCTAATCCTCTTCAAATGGTATTTAGTGATTTCCGCTCATATCCTTATTCTACCTTTTTACAAGCAACTACTACTCAAGTATCTATGCCCATTCCTGCTAAATTTAGTTCATTAAAATCAATTGCAGTTGCTCAAAAAATTACGATCGGCTCATCTACATATTACCCCTTATCATCATCTGATTTCAATTTACAATCATATCAATTTAGAATAGGTTCTGAAGTAATCCCATCAACTGCTCCAAGTAGTAAATCTGATTACTTTAATGAAGCCGTCAAATGTTTTGGCTCTATTGCTGATTTAGGATACCAACCATCTATAGACTCCGACTCATACAATGTAGCATATAATGCTGGCGCAGTCACTACAACTGTTCAAGCACAAACCACAAATTCAGGCTCATTCGTTGTAGGTATTGATTTAGAAAGTTATCAAAACACTGATAAATCTACTATCTTTGCTGGTATGAATACTAACACATCCGATATCTTCTATAATCCTATCCACAATGCCACCGCTAGTAACACCCCCATCAATTACAATGCATATGCAAACTTTGATTCTGTTTTAGTCTGTGAGAATGGTGTTGCTTATGTTAGATTCTAAATAGATAAATATTTAAAATAAATAAAACATTATAAGTTTTTTTAAAACCATATATAGATTTTATCTTATAAATTATATTTTTGTAAAATAATTTATAATCTATTATAATATAATACATGTCATTATCAAAGTCATCAGAAACAAGAGTCTTATTTTTAAAATCATATGATATTAACCCCTCAAACGACCCCTCCACTTATTTCTCACTCGATGGCACCCTTTCAGTTCAAACTGAACAAGGTATAGTAGCAGATAATAGAAATAGTTTAACATGGTTTAATGTAAATTTAAGATTAGCATTAGGTGATACATACTATAATAAATACAACAAATTCCATATTAGATTAAATTCTTTCTGGTGCGGTCAAACCGCAACATCGACCGCAGTAACAACACCCACAAGCGCAGTAGCCGCCGCTACTGATGCCCGTAGCGTTGATATTTATTTACATAATCTAGCATTTGAACCATCACCATATGCTCAGGCTTCAATGTCAAAAAACAGCGGTAAAGCATTCATAGCGAACGTATTACTTCCTGCCGTAGGTTCCGCAAATGCAGGTGTGGTTTATAATTTTGCAGAAGGTTCGACACCATCATATACTTTCTCTAAAACAGCCGATAATGTAAATCTCACTATTCAAATGTTACAAGCAACTTCACAAACCCCCTATATCCCATCAGCATCAACTCATGTATATGGTCACTCATCATTTAATTTTGAAATCCATGGAGTAGATGAAGTTATTAATTAAATCAATAAAATTATTAATACTTTAATAGTATAAATAAATTTATTTAAATTCATCAATTAGTTTATTAATTGATTGACTAGCCATTTCACCCGATGCTTTACCAAGTTTAGAACCAACAGTAGCCCCAACAGTCATTAACTCAGGAGCGCCCAAACCATCAGCCAAACCAGCCCCAAACAAACCGCCAACCTCTTCACCAATATCAGATAACCCTCCTCTTAATAATTCCTTGCCGGCGAATTTCAAACCATCACCCAACATATCACGGCTAGACATTGTTTTAGGTCTTTTTAACTTTTCATGCATTATATAATATAATTTAGATTTTTAAATTTTCTAAATTAATTAATTCTTTTAAACAACATCTTTCTTCTAATTCTTGTAATGGTGTTTTATTAATGCATCCTTCAGCCCATTCTAAATAATATGATTCTAAACAGGGAAATTGTTCAAGTAATCCATCGGGTAATTTATCAAGCCAATAATCAACTCTATTATAATCATTATAAATTAATGATGACCACTCAAATTTACATGGTTTTTCTAATCCGTAAGATAATTGATAAGGAACAAATCCATCCTCTAACTCAGTAATAACACGTTTTAAATCTTTACTCATTATACATTACTAGATTTTTTTTTTAATTTTTTAATTTTTTTATATTCTAATTCTATAATATTATCTACTTGACTTTCTAATTCTGCTTTGGTTCTATCTAATTCTACAGTATATCCTAATTTTGATAATTCGTTTAAATATGCTTTAAATGTATTCTTATCCTTATAAGAACTTGGTTTCTCAGGTAATTCACGATATGATGCAACTGCAAGCATCTTCTTCCTAAATGGGTCAATTAATTGAATTTCTTTTTTCTTTTTTTGTTCAACAACAGGTTCAGGCTCGGCTTCAACAACAGCATCCCCGCCTTGTTTCTCAGTAACAATAATAGGTTCATCACCAACATCCCCCTCATCTTCTAATATTTCAGTAGGCATTGGTGATAAATCAACTTTCATTAAATCATCAGGTATATCTTGGGTTCCTTGATTACTAAATGGGACATCTTCAACTTCATATTCTTCTATTGTAACACCTTGACCCTTAACATCTTTAAAAGGATTAAATCCTTGACTCATTCCGCCTTCTCTTATTCTTTGTTGAACTTGTGATAACTGAGAACCTAACAAACCACCATAAGCGGTTATCATTCCTTGTTGTTCTTGTGTCTTTTCCATTTGGTCTTGTAATAATGCTAATCTTGCGTCTGATTGTTTTTGAATATCTTTGACATCCTCAATTGTTAAAGTCTGACCACCTCCTATTCTATTATATTGTGATTGTTTAGATGGTATAACTGTTACGGAACCTTTCATATGGTCTGAACTACTTTTAATTCCATCTTCATTCATATCCGCTTTTATTTGTTTATTTTGTTTCTTTTTACTTTTATTTGGTATAATTCCCAATTTTGAAAGTAGTTGTAATGTTTTTAATATTTCACCTTGATTTGGAGATTTTAGACTATTTTTAATATAAATTGAATTATTTATAGGCATTATTAATATAATTTAGAAAAATAATTTATAACTTATATTAATAGTATAAATTATGAGTCTTAATAATATTGAAATATTAGGATATAACAGTTTAG